TCGACAATCTTTCCCAAGATTCCTAGGAACGACCCAAGAAATGCAGATACTTTGTTATCTAGTTCTGACTGAGTTAAGTCCTTAATAGCATCCAAAGCTACTTTCAAGCCGCTTAAAAGAGCATTGACGGCAATGACACTCGCAACGATCAACATGAGGTTTTGAGGATCTAAGATCTTTTGTAGCATGTTCATTCTCCTATGATTTTTGTCTCAATGACTTTGATCCTATGATCATGACTGTCGAGCTTCTCGATGACAACAGCAATCTTAACATTTAGACTTTCAACGGAATCCGTTAACTTTCCAAGCTTAGCCGCAACATAGCCAGAAATGAGGCTTAATACCCCACCTATGCAACCAATTAGAGCTGTCAATACGATCAACATCACTTGTATATGATCAGCCATATAATCCTCAATAGAACCTTTATTTTCCTTAACTCTTAACCATTACTACACAATCCTTTGGTATACTTGATTCATGCGTACCACTTTGGTTATTTACACATTCTTTAGTATGCCATGGTTCATTTTTGCTATCCCCATGTTCCTAGTCTGTCTCGTCTTTTGCCCTGAAGTTTTGACCGACAACGATTTGGCCATGATTCAGAATCGGACTGCTGACTATGCCATCTTTTTTGCTTCTAGCTATACTTTGAGACTACTTATATCGTTCGTCCATGTAGTGGCCAAAAGCACTCTTTTTCGACTTGTTGCGCTTCTCCCTGGCTTCAGCTTCAGGGTCCTTAGCGCCGATCAGTCCTAGTAGTGGTCCTCTGATATACTTATCATTGAACGAAGCCTCATCGGGCTGCACCATAGATTCTCTATTTTTTGCTAGCCATGCTTTGCGTTCTTCTGGTGTCATTTCGCTCATATTTGGCATAACTTATCTCCTTTGCTCAAAAGCATCCTGGGATGGATTAGGCTTCCTTGCCTCATAGCCATCCAACATGACTCGTTTGTAAACTCCTGAATCAATCGAACCGTCTTTGTTGATTCCTGATATTGCTTTTGCCTTCTCAAGATTCAATAAAGAGCTATCTTGAATGGCTGCGCGTGCGTCTGGACGTTCAAGCGGTGGAAGGAGTACAATCCCTTCATCTTGATTCATTCCAATGGTACGCACTAGATCTTGCTTGAGCTGTTCTCTGATCTCTAAAGGAAACCCAGCATAAGCAGCTTCAATCTTTTTGACAGTCGGGATTCCCTGAATCTTCACGGTTGCTTTGAGAATCTGCTTAGTCATCGCAGGGCCATAGAAGTCAACCAGCTTCCCTAGGACGGCACCGCCTCCAGCTCCCATGAGTCCTGTTGAGATATCTCCAGTCGCTGCAATCCCTGTTGCTGCTCCAGAGAGTAGCGCCCAAAAGTTGACGTTAGCAGACCCTTGACGGTTTTGAGCATCAAAAGCTTCCTTGACTTGTAGATCTTTGATCATTTTGAGCACGTCTTGATCAGGTACATTTTCGATCATTCCAGAGAGCGCCTTGAGCTTTTCACGTCGTTCGATTGAACTATCTCTCATGACTGATCGGATATAGTTCTCGCTCGTATTCGGAGTGATGCCAGCAAATGGAGCTGCTGTAGATTGCAACGCTTCCAATGCTTCTTGAGATGCCCCCACTTTGCCCTGTGCTCGAGATAGCGCCATGGCTTCAGGGGAACGCTCTTGGAACTTCTGAAATGGTACTTGGTTGAACTCTGGACGCTGAGCTGCCATGTATTGATTCTCAGCCTGTTGCAAAACGCCATACTGTGGCAAAGATTCACGCAACACTTGTTGAGCTTCAGGAGATTGCTTCTCTAAAGTTCCCATGTATTCCATGAGTGGAGTCTTGAAGTCTCTCCCTACACCAGAGCCTAGACGTTCTAGTACTGCACGTGCTCCGGAGTTCTTATCTGATTCAATGTTGGCTAGTTTGGATAGAGCATTTTCACGCTTGCCAAACATCTTATCAGCATCCATGAGAAAGCGAGTCTCATCCGATACAGTCTCCATGATCTTTGCATACTCTGGAATCTGCTTCAGCTTCTCATCCAGTGCGCGTCTCACCTGAGTGAAAGCGTTGTTGGAAGCATCATTGAACCCACCTGCACTCGATGACCATTTAATATCGCGATCAATATTTTGAATCAGCTTCTTGGCAGACTTGAGACTTGCCTGATTCCCAAGCGTCTCAAGGTCGTCACTAATTCCTTGCAATTTAGAATAGGCTTCTTTTGCAGTATCCCCAATGAGAGCAGACTTGCCCGACTCTCCTGGAATCTTCAAACTCTCTTGAATGTCTTTGATCTGAGATCGTATTCCTTTGAGATCGACCGAACCTTCACGATCCAAAGTCTTGTAGGCTTGCTCAGATAGGTTAGATACCTTTTGCTTTTGCTCAGCTACTGCGTCCAATACTTCATCAGCCAGTCTGACTGGAGCTTTGACATTCTCAATCGGCTTATAGGATTGTTTGAACGCATTCTCTAAATCTTCTTTTGCAGAATTGTAATAGTCTCGGATATCAGCTTTTTTGATCGCTTGATCTTCTCTGAGGTTTCGCAACCCCTCATTGAAGTTCTTTTTGGATTCTTTCAAAGCTTCGTTGGCTTGCTCGAGATTGATCTTGCCTGTGTGGACATCGTCGTGGAGCTTTCCGACTGTGGAATCAATGAGATCCTTGATCTCCTCCATGCTCTTAGCTTTCTCAATCTCTTGCGGTCGAGCAAGATAAGCATTGATATTTTCTTCGTTCACTCCTCCAACGCTTGAGAGCATTTTCTTGCCACTAAATTTCAGTGCTTTCCCTACTTGTGGAATAGCCGAGAGCGCACCGCCAAAGAGTGCCCCTGCTTCTGCACCTTCCATGAGTGGTTCTAATTTGTCTTGCTCCTGAATGAATCCTGTGGGTCTTTCGATCCCTCGTTTGATACCTTCAGCACCGACCGTCATAGCCGCACCTTCAGCAGCTCCTTGACCGATCTTGCCTAAGCCCCCAAAGAAGCCCCCTGCTTTGACCGCTTCTCCTACAATCGGAGTGGCTTCTGTGATTCCTTTGACGAGTCCAGCAGCACCCTTGGCTACAGCAGACCCTAGATTAATCGGACTTGGAGCAATCGCCCCACCGATCTCGCCCACCATGGCGGCCTTTGGATTCTCTTTCTCTAGACGTCGTCGTCTTTCTACATCGCGGTCATATTCTTTCTTGATCGATTCCAGGTCAAACGATGCCCCTGGTACCATGGCTCGATCAATCCCAGTCCCTATCACTGCATTGATTCCAGAGATGATGGGTTCACTAGCGCCTAGGGTAGCGCCTTCAAGCATACTTCGAGCACCAGTCTCCATGAGATCGTCGTTATTGTCTCTAGGGGCAACCTGAGCATTCTGAGAAGCCCACTTTGCCTTAGCGGAATCTACCAGCTGTTGACGATACTTTTGCTTGGCAGCTGATACTAGCTCTTCTCGCGTTGCCATTACTGTCCACCTAAGTACTTTTTGAGTTCTGCTTCACTCATCGAATCAAAGTCTGGAGCAGGAGCAGGACCAGCGATGGCAGCATTACCCCCCCCTTGAATCATGGGGGCTGCTTTTGGACCAGGCATTGCTTTTGGCTCAAAACCTCTGACATTGTATCCAGCTCTTAACAATGTGTCATAGGTTGCTGCTTGTCGTTGGCTCAGCATACGTTGAACATTATCTAGCTTTTGAACAGCAAGCTCAGGTGGATCAGTCAATTGTGGAAGCATCGAACGATACCGAATGATATCTTGATCGGTGAGCTTTCCACCTTCTAAACTCTTGCCGATGTTTTGGGCAATGATTCCGATCTGTGCATCAAGAGACTTAGCTTTATTGGCATAAGGGACATACTTCATTTGACCAACGACAGGGCCAAACGACTCAGGGTTGTCTTGAATCATTTTCTTGAGATCATCTAGAGCAGCACCTGAACTTGCAATCTCTTCTAACGACTTAGCTTGATCTCCAGCAATGGGCTTTCCAGCTGCATCGCCTTTGGCATCGATACGCATTCCAGCAATCTGTTTTTCAGCAGCTAGGCGCTCTTTCTGAAGTTCACGTGCACGATCGTCACTCATCTGTGCAATCCGAGACTGTTGCAAAAACTGCTCTTGACGAAGCTTCTCTTGCTGAGCATAGAGACGCTGTTCCTTGGCTTCAGCTAACGACTGATCTTTTTGACGCTCTCCTAACGCTCTTTCACGTCCTAAGGTTGCGTGACTGGCTTCAGCTCCTGATGCAGCTCCAGCTGTTCCACCTAAGGCAGCACCTACGAGAGTAGGCAACGTGGCTAGCAAGACTTGATACATCTTTTGTTGACGATCTTCATCCTCAGCACTCATCTTTTTCGGTGCATCGCCTTGAGCTTCATTGATCTGTGAAGGAGTTAAGCCTTGTGGATCTACTCCAGACTTCATTACTTCAGGAGTGGCTTGCACAGCCTTGCCCACTTCTTTAATGTCGTTGTCTTGAATCTCCTTAGCTTTGAATCCAGTTTGTTTAGCTAAGGACTTTTTAAATAGATCTTTGTCATCGTCAAAACTCATATCATTCATGAATCACCTTATTTCTTCCCTGAAGATTGACTCTTAACGAGTGCATTTTGCTTATCAGCAGCGTTCTCAGCAGCTTGAGATTGCATAATGGCCGAGCGTTCTCCAGCTCCTAAGCCGCCATAACCCAGTTCGGTTGCAAGCTGGAGCGACTTCTCTTTGCCGAGTTGACCGAAGTTGAAAGTCTGTCTTTGTAGCTCTTCTTGACGTGCAGTATTGGTTGAACCTTCCAACGCTTGGAGAGCTGCGTCTCTGCGCTGAATCTGATTCAAGTACAGGTCACGCTCATTCTGAGCCATCTGCCCTTGCTGGGATCTCAAAAGAGCAGCTTGTTGCGCTGCTGCTGCTGCTCCACGGACTCCGCTTCTTGCCAAAGCCATCTGCTGTTGACGTTGGGCTGACTGTCCTGATCTTTGAATCTCTTTTTGGTTCTGTTCTCGATAGGCTTGTAGCTCTTCAGGAGTATAGCCCTTTGATCTCTTTTGACGTTCCGCAATGATATCTGCAATCTCTTTGGCTCGTCCCTCTTCCACCCGTCCGAGAGATCCTTGAGCGAACATCTCCTGCCCACGTGCTCGCCCTGCTTCCAGATCCTTATTCCTTGCTGCTTGCACAGCTGCTAGACGATCCTGAAAGGATGCTTGAGCAGGAGCACCTTGCATCCCTCCTTGAGCACCCTCAGCGCCAAATACTTTCTTGTCTAGAAAGTCTGGAACCAGATCAATTTTTCCACCCGTGATCTTTTGAACGTCTTTCGCTTGTTGGAGTGCTCCAGAGAATGGGTTTGAGTACATCAAGCCACGTTTGAGTATGGGATTCATTGCCATGTCAGACCCTCCAAGGCATGTACCAGACGTGGAATTTTTCCAGTTCGTCCAGCAAGACAGCCTCATATTTTCTAATGATTTTCAGCAGCTCAAGCGGAGGTTTTTCTTTACGCGTCTGAAACAAAAGAGCACGTATTCCAGGTATTGACTCAATCAGTCCTTTACCCACATGAGAGCTTATTTTTGATTCTACTGCATAACAAAACCGAATACTAGCGAGTCCTGGAAAAACATGACTGAACACCATGAGTCCAACTGCTTCATTCCCATGAAGAGCTACATGGATTCGATGACCTTGAGCGATATAGTCGTGAAACACCTCTTCAATCTCAGGGACTATGTAGGTTGCTTCTCCGATCTGAAGGCGTTTTTCTCCATTCAGGTCATCCCCATTGATGTAATAAATAGCTTCCCAAAGGAGTCCTAGATATTCAGAGAATCGAGGGTCTGTAGACTTAACTTCAATTACTTCAAGAACAGGACTGTGACTCTTGCGTCGAGAGTTGCGGAGGTGTTTTTTAGGTAGAGGAGGTCCATCGTCCAAACTGTTGTGCCCTTGCATACCGATAGCCCCCCCTCATCTGACATAGTGATCAAGTACATGGACGGAATGAATGTCCTGAATTGATTCCGAATCGTAATCTCTGTCAATGGTGCAATGACAAACGACTCAGAGAAGCTTTCAAAGTTATCTCCAAAGGTCAACCGATTCAATCCGGCTCTGAGTTCTCTCAAGGTGGCTGCTAACTCATGCATGAGATAGTCACTCAAGCTGTCTATCGTCATCGTTGATAAATCTTTTTTGAACTCCTTCAGTGCCCCGAACCTCATAACGGTTTGAATTCCGGCCTGTACGGAGTTGAAAACTCCACTTCCCAGCCTGTAATCACTACATTGTTATGGATGACGTTGTTCTTGAACCGTGGGCGTGTAGAATAAATTCGATCCCGCGCTAGTGGATGCGTTGCTGCCGCATCTGAAGGAGATCCATAGGGGTCTGTCCCGTAGGGCTGAACGCCGTACCCGCTCGAATAGAGAAGCATGTCAAAGGTCGATACAGCACCATTCTTTTGAAAGTTTACTTCATGCTCAATCGTCAAAGTGAATTCTCCTACTGCAAGATCTTCCACAGAGAACACTCTCAAATTCAAGGGCTTCTTGAGAATGGATGCTTCCCCAAGAAAGTCCCATTGTGGCATGTAATCAAAGTCAATCGATGTCAGGTTGTCTGCATAGTCAAAGTCATCATTCAGATTCATTCGACGATACATACAAGAGACAACATCTGCTTCAAAAGCTGAGTATCTACGTTCAGAGAAGAAAAACTCATCTCCTTGAACAGCTATTCCACCCGCCATGTTCTGATTATTCCAGATCAACCATGCGTCTCTCGTTTTGTCATAGACATAGATCTTAGTGAACTCATCCGCATAGACCTGCCCAGTTACTTGGTCCTCTGCTGGGATATAAAGGTAATATCTTTGAGTTTTGTTATCAGTGAATCCAACAGCACGCTTGAATTTCAATTTTTCAACTGGCTGAAGTCCATCATTATTAAACTCAGGGTCAATCCGACTGGATGTCTCTTGACGCTGTTCAGTGACTGCTGCCCCCAAAGGCAAGGGGACTTGCCCACCTTGAGAATATCGAGGGCCACGCGGAGATGACCAGACAAGTGCCCCATCTAGATCTTGAATGGAAGCATGTGCAGTACATCCCGAGTCTCTGGCTTTGACTTCAATCCGAACTTGCCCAGACAAGATATCTCCTGAGAGTACTGTAAAAGAGCTATCCCCATGGACTGTAAAGACTTCGTTATTGGCTCCGATGCCTACAATCTTATCTCCATTACCCGTCTCAATAAGGAATCGATTAGTATCGGCTGGAAAATACTCACAAGAGTCCACATCAGAATAAGCAAGATCATAAGGTGCATCCGGAATGCCTCCGATCAACATGATGCCATTCCATTGACTCAAGTAGCGTCCTTTGGGCGGAGGGGAGCGGTCCGTAGCTGGAGGAACAAGCTGCTCTCCTAGGTTAGCGTCTATTGTATCGTCATTGAGTGTCTGAGTAGCAACAAAAGGATTGTTGGGAATCTCATCGAGTAGATAGAATGCATCAGGAGCAGCTCCACTACTGACTGATCTAAATACTCGAATAGTAAAGTTTGAACTCACGACATCGTTATCTGCAACCGTCACAGCAGCCCCTGCAATCGTGATAGTTGTCGCCGCACGTGCAGTCACTTCACGTCTGACATAACTCGCAGACACTTGATCGTAGAAATATGCGATATCCCCTACTTGCATGGTATGCCCAGAATCCACCGTCAAGGTCGTGACACTGACTTGAGCCCCATTCACAATTGCACCATTCACATAGAACCCAGACCCCGACACTACGTTTGGAATCGTGATGTCAAAGCTCTCAGCAGCCGCATTGAGAGGGGGAGTGCTGACTGCGATATTACTTTCCCGAATATTCCCAGCAGCATCGTAAAATGCGTACTGGATTACATGAACATAATTCGATCCAGTAATTGAACCTCCACCCACCAGAACCACGGTTGGAGCTGAAGGGATGGGAAGGCCCGCTCGATAGAATGCATGACCGTCATACTTGTAGGTCTCATTGAAGCCAGAGCCAAAATACTGACAGTTCTCAACAGCAATCGATGACACGTTCTCAGCATCTGGATTATTTCGGTTCGCATAGTAGGCTGCCAAAGGATTACTGATCGGGGAATACACTTGCTCCCATGATTTTGCGATGCCAGTGAAGTTTGATGTAAACAGATCAAAGTCCTTGGTCACTTTCAAGAACGCTGCTGGTACGCTTGTACTCCCTGAAATGGTAGCAGCAAAGTTAGTCACTGCATCGATCTGAGTCTTGAGATTAGCTAACGTGATCGGACTTGCTTCATCAAAGCCTGTGCCTAGATCATAGTCGAGAACCGTATTGATCCCTTCCATCATCTGGCACTTATAAGTACGAGTGACTGAGTCCAAAAAGATATTGATCGATGCACTCGGATTGATTCCAGAATAAACCACTGTAATAGTGGACTGTAAAAGATTATATAAGTTCTGATCTACAGTGACGACATGCTCTGTAATGTCTCCAGTGACTGGATCAGCTTTCCGATAAGTGAATAGCCCATACCCTCCCGCATCAGCAGCATGCATCTGGTAGCCTACACGCTTGACGATTGCTCCAGTCGGAGAATATTCAGCGTTCCGCATGTCTTCTGCATACGTTTCGGGTCTAAATAGGTCAGAGCTTTTGCGGTCTACACCGCTATGATGTTGATAAGTCTTCTTGAGCAGCATGGGTCAATACCCCCAGCCTGAATTACCTATGTAGTTAGAATCCAAAATAGCAGGGAACTCGACATCTGCTTCGCCCATGGCATAGCTGTCCTGAATCTCTTGCTCGATATCCTTCAGCTCCTGATTTAATTCTTGAGAGCTATCGTTCGCATCTCTCTTCTCAAGCTTCCAGATCATATATTCAACCAAGTAGCGTTCTGAGATATTGTTCAGCTCAGAGTTAGTCGTCGAATAGACCCCAGCCACTCCAAAATCCCCTACAGCAATCGTTTCGCCCTCTTCATAGACAAAGCCAGCAGACACAGTCACTACGCCGCTTGCCTCATCTACGTTATCAATCGGGATAGCCTTCATCTGAATGATGCCATTCTTGTCTACGATGCAAATATACCCTTCTGCATTCATGGCAGTAGCAGAGATCGGAATGGTGTTATCAAACGTGAGTGATGTAATCGTGCGGTTCACTGTATCGAGAGTCACTTGAGAGATCGTTCCACGTCGGATGTCGAGACGAGGCAAGATGCGTTGTCTTAACAATCTGAGCTTCCCCGATGACTGTGGCTTCGGTTGTAGCAAGAATCGGTTGTCTAGCCGAATATAGAACGATGGCACACTACCTAGTGTATTAATTCTCTCATGAGGAGAGCCATGCTTCAGCTGTCGAAAGAACTGTGAGTCACTTGTGGTCTTGTATTCAGCCAGTAGAATGCGAGTACCCATGAAGACATCGTCTGGGACTGGAACCTCTTCTTGGTTCGCTGCTACATCGATGACGGTCTCTTTCAAGAATACTTGTGGACTCGATTGCTGAACTAACGAAAGAATGCGCGTCTGAGCCGAGTTGACCCAACGTAGGAACTGTTCATCGGTGATGCCAGAAGTCTCTGTGAAAGACTTGTTATCTGTTTCGACTCTGGCTTCATTGATGAGAAGATCAATACGACGCATCGCCGCCTTCGGTCATCTTTGCTGCTTTCTTCTGCATCATAGCAATGGCCATGGACTTCTTGGCTGCTTTCTCAGTGTCAGGCATTTGATCAGGTACACCATTCTTGTGATCAAAATTGCTTTCGTCTTCTCCATAATAGTCATCAAGAACGCGACGCATGTCCATTTTCTCTTCAGCAGTCAACATCTTGAGTTCGGATGCGATCTCCTTGATCTTTGCCATGGCACGTGGAGAACATTCTTTTTCCATCTCTTCTTTTTCCATCTCGCTCATATTATTGCCTTCCAAATGGGTTATCAGTACGTCCCAAAGTATTTGAATAGTTATTCATGAGCGATTGAAACGCACTCATTTGATTCTGTCCCAAAGCACCTTCAGCAGCCACTTGTTGAGTCCCTAGCTTGTCGCCGATATCAAACTCACGTTCTCGCTGCTTCTCTTTCTTGGCTGCCATACGATTGAGGTAGCTTCCCAGTAATTGTGTACCTGCTTCTAGTCCTGCACTCAGTGGATCGATTGCCATAATTTCTCCTTAGGAATAATTTAAATCCCAGTCTCCATAGTAGTTCGTTCCATTGTAATAGAGAATGATCTTATCGACAGCACCATTGACCGTGCTCAAGATCGGCTTCTGTGCCCCTGGCCACTTCACGTTAGCGGGCCAAATCAGATCCCTTGCCGTCGCTCCTTGAGTCACTAGCATCAAGTAAAAAGCTCCAGCCTGTGGATTCGAGAGTGTCAAAGTCACATCCCCACTTGCAGAACCTAAATCTAACAGCTCATTATTCCCTAGATTGAAGTCAATCGTCTGGGTTGTACCGACTGGTACATAAGCAGTTGGGTTCTGAAAAAGAGCAATATTCTTTGCAAGCTTGGCACTTGTGACACTGAAGTTAGCCAGTCCTGTACTACTGATCTGATTCCCATTCCCACTTCCCGAATGGTCATGTGAACTGATCTTGGTCCAGGTTGTGTTCTTAAGCGTAGTACCCCAGTTGCGTGTCCCATTCGTTGGGATCGTCAAAGTGAGTCCTAAGCTTAAGGTCGTATAGGCCATTTCAGCTCCTTAATTAGACCGCGATGAGTTTGCCGATGATCATAAATGCAACAGACGCCCCACCCGTTGATTGCACAAACGGGAATAAGTTTTGATCAAAAACCAGTGGAACGTCCCAAGATCCAACCGACAATGTTGATACTGCCGAAGGTGTAGCTAATTGAAACGGATAAAAATCCGTATATCCTGCCATCCATTTAGCGCCTGTAGGAATTGTCGCACTAGAATTAGTGAAGCTTGCAGTAGCTGTCCCGATTCCAAACCTAACATTCAAAGCAACACCAGGATTAGATCCAATTACTTTTACCACATGAAACTTGAATCCATTAGGAACTTGATAAGCGTCACTGTCTCCAGATGCGTCATCTAATCGGTGTAAACGGTAGAAAAAATGATCATTTCCTGAATTGACTAGCGCCGACAAGGTAATAAAGTCACCAAGCGCGCCGTTAGGAATTGAGCTGCTTGCTTTACCACTCATTACTTGAGTCCCAGTGATATTGGTATCTAGTCCACCGATATTTGTTGAATTTCCTTCACATGACATAAAATCTCTCCTCTTTCATTACCATTGAACGACTATACCTTTAGGTGATCCACCTGCAATCGATACGATGTCAGGGGATACTAAATCTAAACTTTGAAGATCTAACGTACCAGACAATGCTGCCACAGAAGTGTTCGGCGCTCCAGCACTAGCTGCAATCGATGCCGTAGCACTATCGATCAAAGCACCTGCACGATACTGATTCAGCTTGATTACACTTGATCCGGACGTACCAGAGTCCAATATACCGATCGTCACTGCTGACAACATGACCGCATTCACAATAACAGCTGGAGAATCAAAGCCCACACATCCTGGAATCAAATAATCATTGTACTTGAACTGTCCTTCAATTCCACCTGCTCCAGATCCAATCGGGAGCCAGTTGGTTGAAGATCCAGCATCAAGCTTTCGATACACAAGCCCTGTTGACGTACTCATGTAAATCGAGCCTTTAGGGGCACTTGTTGCTACTGAGCTTGGGTCAATTGATCCAGACACGATCTTAACTACACCGAATAGATCGATGTTCTGCTTGAGAGTTTTGACATCACTTCCAGAGAAGATTACAGCACTCATTTAGACCCCCAAAAGATTCAAAATTAATTCCCCAACACTCACCGTAGCAATACCCTCCGCTCGATAAGATAACCGTGTACCTGCTGGAATTTCTATCGACACAGCCCCTGCAAAACCTCCAGGGGGTATCTTCAAAAGCTCTACTTCACTTGCAGCAGCTCCAGTAGCCAAACGCATCGAGTACCCACCGCTGTCAAAGAGTTGAATCTGTGATGTATCAATCGTTGTACTTGCAATGAGAGTAAACCATGCAGCATTCGTCTGGTTATTCACTGCAAAATCAACCCGTACCGATTCAGAAGCAGTATTCCCGCTCGCTGAGAATGACACTGGGATGGACGACTGATCCGATGCGATTACAACCGGCACCGACGCTGCCATGGCTTTTTGACCGAGACTGTTTAATTTTGCATCAATCGAAGCCAAAGTGACTTCAGTGGCTGCCCCACTCGGCAACGGCAAGCTTGCAGCACTCACTGGTACTGTCTGGTCGCTTGCAATATTCACTGGCACGCTTGCAGCAATGAGCGCAGCTCCAAGAGCAGGAGTCTTAGTATCAATCGATGAAAGAGTAGCTTCGGTCGCAGCTCCAGACGGCAAAGGTAGGCTTGCCACTGATACAGGCACCGTCTGATCCGAAGCTATATTCACAGGCACACTGGCTGCTATTAAGGCTGCTCCTTGTGCTGGAATCTTAGTATCAATCGAACTCAACGTGGCTTCAGTCGCTGCACCTGTAGGCAAGGGCAGAGATGCTGCTGATATTGGTTGAGTAGTAGAACCTGTTGGATCAATTCGGATAGGTACCGAACTCGTTCCAAACTCTACACCTGTATCACTGAGTAGCTTGACTGGCAGTGGACGAGAGTTCGCTGGAGTCGCGGTATCCTCTTCCACTTCTGTATCCACAGCATCTAGAACAAACTGGATGGGACCGTTTGATGTAATAATGTTCCCGCTGATCAAGATCTCGCCTGAAGCATTCACTTGAGGATACTTGTGTCTCAAGATCTCAAACGTCACAGCAGTAGCTGGAGCTGAAGTCAGATCTTGAACTAAAGTAATCGTATTGGCAGTGACTGAATAGACTTTGACTTCTTGGCCACTCAAAGCACCTGAAGTGAAAGAAATGACATCGCCTTTGAGAGCTGCATGCCCAGTCGCGTTGATCACTGAAGTAGTAGAATTTGCTTCTACAGCATCCGTTCCAATGAGGAGAACGGTTGCATGAGATACAACGGATGTGCCTTGCTGTTGGATTCTAACTGGCTCGATTGTAGAATACTCAGACGGTACTCTTTCAATCTTGCTTTGGCTTGGATAGCCTTTTGATGCGCTCATCGCAACCCTCCAGGTCCTTCATGGCCTATCTTAGTAGTTCTCTTTGATCCTAAACCTATTTTACTTCTTGTAAAGTAGGAACTTGTTTTTCCAATAACTCTTTCTTCAAAACTTCAATCGCATTGATGACCATGAGCGTCTGTTGACGAATCGATGCTTCTTTAGTCGGTTGGAATTGAATATTTTCTGTTGCCTGAATGAGTATCTGAATCGCTTGCTCTAATGTCATTAGATTCCCCTAAATGCCAGTCCTGCCAGTTTTGCAATGGCAGCTCTGAGTTCTTCCATTGTGTATTGCCGTGGATTCGCTAACCGTACCAGAGCTTGTTCTTTAGTCATGGTCAACCTCTTTCTGAATTACAACGTCTGCCATGTAGCGCCGTCATAGAATTCTGGACGCTGAGTAGTTGAGTTGTACAGGAACATGCCTTCAAGTGCAGTCAAAGCATTCCGTTCCGTGGTTGTCAGTCTTGGTAGCAAGAGAGCTTTGAGTGACCCCACTTCAAAAGCCACGTCACTGTTCGCAACCTTTTTTGAACTCGTTCCTATAGCCAAAGACTTCTCCATGAAGTTCTCAGCGTTCGAGGGTTCAATGTAAATACCCCATGTGTTCGCACTCGCTGAACCAAAAGGCTCATTGTAATAGAATCCACGTAGATTGTTGATCGTTGTGATTCCGTTTGGAATAATCACCGACCGACAAATGTTAACGTTGTCAATGGTTCCACCTGTCGATGTGCCATCTAAACTAATTGCATACGTAGCAGCACTCATAAAGTCGAGTGTTGATCCTGTATGAGTAGTTACGACACAAGGAAGAGCCAGAGCGCATAGCCCTAACCCCAATGGTCCTGATGTACTAATTGAGTTGACATCTAGCGTGATCAACATCGCTGTATTGACCCCAAGAGTATCGACGTTAGCCGTTGTCACTCCATTAGGTGCCGTCACTGATGTGACTAGGCTTTGAAGCGAAGTAGGTGTTCCCCCTCCATCAACCACGTTCACTGCATAGAACGCATTCAGCTGCCCAATGGATAGACCACCTGTGAATTGAAGTGAACCACCGATGTACACATCTCCAATGAACTGCGCAGCGTATTTACTTCCACTTGCCGTCACATTCGTCATGTCTACATAAAGACCGTTAGCATTCACGCACGAGGTCACAGTAGGATTCATGACCATCCCCTGGAATGTCCCCGTGCTGAATGTCCCGTACTGTCCACCGATGGCAAGTACGTTGGCGCTTGCATTACCAGTGAAGGTAGTAATCGTTGGATTGAGGTTCAGACCCGTATAATTAGAGTTGTTTTTGATTTCACTGATCGTTGGCGCTAAGTCAACCTCAGTATACCCACCTACAGCAATAGGCACTTGAGCATAATCTGAATAGGCAACCCATCCATTGTTCGTCCCTGAGATAGCCGCGACATTGACCCCTGGCTGAAAGTTATAGCCACGCACTTGGTTGTTCAAAGTGACGTTGGCACCGATCTGAGCATTGCAAGAGCTGTAATTGAGCCCGCCAATAGTAATGGGATCAGTCCCATTCCCAAGATTGGAATTCATGTTCTGATACGTCAAAGTCCCAACACTGCCCGTACCTTGATGACCAATAAATAGGTTCTCTACATAGACACACTGTCCGTTCGTCCCTTGTGTAAATCCTGAACTATTGGCATCTAAATAAACTGCACGGCTATATATATTCCAAACGTCATTCGGAGAGTTCTGAAGTGGATCAAAAGAGATATTCTGTCCGCTCCATGTGCCTCCACCTGTATTATTCACATCAATGGTGACACTCGCATCAGCACCATTCTCTGAGTTATAAGTCCACTCAGGGAGTGAATCGAGAACTCCACTGCCATTGAAGTAGGCAGGTCGGTTCGCCGTTCCTGGGATCTGAAAGTTGGCTTCATCTACATCAATATCAATGGTGTTATTCCCACCATTGTTCGTCACTGTGATCTTATTTGATCCCGCATCAACCCCTTTGAACCGAAGGATTGACCCTGACTTATTGAGAAATACACCGACCCCGCTGGTATTCTGGTTCGACCCGTCCGTGATGTCTCCAGACCCGCTACCAGCGGGTTTCTCAAAAAAACCAGCAGCTACCAGTAGTGGAGATCCACTTGCTGCATAGGTGGTACAATCGAAATAGATCTGATCAACAAGACTAATATCAACCGTCGTTCCAGTCGTAGGTCCTGTAATCGTTGCAAGAGTCAAATAGGCTGACTGCCCTCTGATTCGACCCTTAACAAGGACTTCGTTGCCACCGCCCACATTCTCAATGACGACATTGAGTTGAGCTTCAGCGCCCACGAAATGAGGAGCGGTTGAAGAACCCGCCCCTATATCCCCAGTCGCTGTGAATAGACTTTTGATCTGAAACTTAGACTGTGCATCGTTTTGAAGGCTCATGAGTCCTCCCTTACGTTGCGTCTACAGAATCGAATCCGTGCACAATCGCATGGAAGTCACAATCTTTTGCAGTCGTTCCATCCGTTGCATCAAAAGCATTGATCTGAAGTGCACTTGCTGACACTACTTTAATACACAGAATCACATCGCCTGCACTTGCAATTGGGCTTAGGCTAACGACTGGTACCCGAGCGAATGGAGTGTTAAAGTTGAGTGTGTAATCTCCAACACCGTTATCAACCAAAGAAGCATCGAATGCCCCTTCAAGAATCGAAGCGGTGCCTGTTCCATCAATCCGAAATGCCAAAACGCGTGGTAGTCTTTGCGTACCTTTGAGTTCTCTTAACATAGTCATATCCCCCGTGGATGTATGTGAAGGGAGAAGTCAACCGAAGTCAACCTCTCCCCCACAAGTTAGATTAGATTGCTAAGCCAGTGCAGACGCCGTGGAAAGAAGGCGGTGCATAGAACTCACAATAAGAAGCATAACGAGCTTCATAGTTGTCTTGATCGGCGACACGCATCAAAACCGAACCGTCATCTTGAGCCCAGTCAGGTGATCCTGGACGATGATGAATGGTCAAGTAGTTGTCGTTCAAGAACTCGATGCGGTCATCAGCAACGAATCGGTTAGGAACGATCGGTACGGGTCCTGCCGAACTCATGAACTCAAGAGCGTCAAAAGAGATCTTTCCTTTGAGGTTCTCAGCTCGTGGGTCGATCGGGTATCGTTTTTGATCTTCACTCAAGTTCAAGATCTTGCGATATTGAGTGTATGATGTTTGGATCAAGTTCGGTACTTTGCCGCACTGTTTTTCGACGCCAAGAATGACTTCATTCATGATGTCAGCAGTGACGCCTGCGCCGCCTGCTGCCTTCTGGAATGCCTGCCATCTACGTGCCACTGGAATTCCATACAAGGAACCAGAGGTAGCATCCAAAACGCCCTTCAATCCCTGAGGATCGTTGTTTTTGGAGTTCTGCATGTAAATGATGTGAGTACCAGCGCCGATTGCAGTCAAGTCATCCGAACCACTGATTCGGGTCAAAGTGACAGTACGGGTCGAAGGAACCACAGTCGTCACTTCCCAAACGCTCGAGAGGGAGTTGACGTTCACATAGTCGCGTTCTTCAAAGTTCGCTTCATTCCAGGTTGCTGCAGTAATCACAACGATAGGTACCGTTGCAGTTCCCGATGCGTTTCCAGAGAACGAACCCAAAGCTCCAGTGCCATCGCCTTGAAGAATGCGGCTCATGTTTCGGTTGAAAGATTCCACGCCTTTTTTGACGGGTTCTTTCGTCATACGAACGAATGCACCTTCATCGTCTGAAGCTGCTTTCATTGCTTCACGTTCAATCTGGATACGTGCATAGACTTTCTTCGCAGTGATCTGTGCATCTTGATACGACGCATAGTTAGCAGTAGGCAAGCTACCCGAACCAACGCCCCCAGCAAAAGACAGAGGGACTGCAACGTCCATACGTTTACCTGTAAAACTAAATTCTTTCTTCACTCGCGCCAACAGTACGTTAGCACTGTTGTACGTATTCATACTCAAAGGACCGTACTTAATTTTAAAGAGCTGGTCTACGCTCGATAAGGAAAATTGTGCCATGATAACCCCCAGTTATATTGTTTATAATGAATCGAAAAACATGGGCTCATTCAGTGGCCGTAGTGCTCCAGGATCTTTCCCTTCGCGTTGTCTTTCGGTTGCTCTATCCCCTAATGTTTTGTTTTTACTGGCTGATGATTTCTTGGGCAGTACTTGATCAATGATCTCTCTGAGATCTGAAGCAGTGAATTCTGGATTCTCGCGGGCTAGTCTGAGGAGTTCTCGCTGGTAAAACTGTGCGTTTGGAACTTCTCCGATATCCTTGATCGTCTCATTCACCTTGTCATGATTCCTGAGTTCCAGGATGTAATCTCTGACAAGCTCAGGGTTAAGTTCTGACTTGAGGGTTCCTTGCTTATGAGCTGCTTCAAGATCCTTATAGGCATTGAAGAACTCGTCTCTTGAGATCTTGTGAGTCTCTTGAATCGAGTTAACTACGCTATCGACTTGCTTCAGCTCGGCTTCCCTAGCTTTGAACTGCCCTTGAATGCGTTCTTTATTCTTGTAATAATCAAGTTCTGTTTCGGCTTTGCGAGCTTTCCGTTCTTCCGGACTCAGCCTACTGAATTCATCTACCTGTGACTCGACTTGTTTCAGCATGTCAGTCCAGATTTTGTCTGGATCTGCACCGAGGACCTCAGCAATGCTTTCTATCGCAAGCCTTGGGTTCCCTTCATCAACAGCAATCTTGTGGATGCGATTGATGCCTTCTACTAAGCCTTGCCTCTCAGTGTGAAAGGTTTTTCTTTCGCGGTCAAGCTCTGAATACTTACGATTATAGTCCACCTTGCCTGAGTACTGATTCAAAAGCTCTTGAAATGGAACTTGCTCATCCTTCCCTGCGACTTTGACAGAGATTGGAGTATCAGCGAATAGGTCAAACTCAGATTCCCCTTGTTTAATTCGGTATGCCTTAGCAGCTGCCTTAGCTTCATCAGTCTTTGCGTCACTGACACCCTTCGCTTCTTTCTTGCTGACTTTCTCAGCCTTAGCGGCTTTTGCGTCCTTCTCTTCTTGAGAATCGACGTTCTTCATCTGTTGATCTTCTGGCTCATCTCCAAAAGAGAGTTCGCCCTTCATGTGCTTTCTTGGATTGATCTTCTTGTCTTTGAGCATCTCCTTAGCTTCTTTGACTGTGGGGATTGCTGACTCTAAGACGTCCATTTCATCAAACGAAATAGCTCCATTACCGCCCCCTGACTTCACAATAGGCTCTATACTTTGTTTAGTAATAGCCTGTGTGACAATGTCTGAAGACGTGGATGCACCTGCTGATTCACTCATACGATCTGATTCTCCTTGGGTTTATTGAGCACTGGTAATTTGAATCTGTTCTACGGGAGGAGCCACATCAGGACCCGACTCATTACTGACTGGAGCAGCTCCGGATTGACTGATCTGAGCAGCTTCACTTGGAGGCATTCCCGCTTGGACATCCTGTCCAGATTGATCAGGCAGTTGATCATTCATCGCGGGCATACCCACAGCAGCAGCAACTGTGTCTAGACTTGTAGCCTCTTCAGGGGAAGGGGGGAGAGGTGTAGGCTCTGGAACATAGAACATCGGGAAGCCATTCAATGTGGATATCTTCTCAGCAAAAAGAGGGTTCTTTTTGGCATATTCACTCATGAGATATTCTGTGGCTCGAATATGATCTTTCATGCGATCTTGCCGTGAAGGTTCAGTCTTATTCTTGAATGACCATTCCCGTACTTGCTTCACATGCACAGGCCAATGAACTAGATGATCTTCATAGTCTTCAGGGTCATTGATGCTGTTGCCTTTTTCGAGGAGCTGTTCGTTCTCTGCTTCAGCAGCACGTACTGACACCGATACAATGTCAGTGAATTTCTGAGACTGTGCCATATCGAGCATGTCTAGTACTTGCTCAGGAGCAACGAGGTTTGGGAATCTCTCAGTCAGATCAAGCAGCGTCTGCATCCGCATGGACTTCGATTGTGGAAGTGCAGAGCTATTCTGAATCCGAATGTCATATTGCTGCTTCAAGTACTTGACGGGGAAGAACTGAGTCATCCACTCGTTATTCTTTCCAATGATCTTGATGATTCGTTTGTCATCGTCCTTGTACTTGTCTGAACAGACCGTCAGAGTCATCTCAGGGATCTGTCTGATCCATTCATTGTATTTCAAGATCTTCTCGTTATCGCGTTCACTCTCTTGCTCAGCAAGGAACTGAAGGGCAACAGCTGCTTTGATGCCTGGAGGGGGCGTGCCTTGAGACACCATGCCAACACCAGCTAGATTAGTATAGTCCTGCTTGATCGACTCTCTGAACGAATAGAGTTCTGGTGGAGTGGGGTTTTGTTGAGCAAGCACAGGAGCCACAGGACCCTTGTATTCAACCAATGTAATCGCATTACCTAGAGCTTCTTTCTTCACTGATCCTAACGGGAATACCCATTTTGGATGCCCAACGATGTACAAATTCCGTGCAGCGATATTGGTTAAGTTGTTATAGGTACCAGTCAATCCCTTGATGAAGTCAATAATGCTTTGACCATGCAATTCCCCTGGCAGATCAATGTCAGTCAATCGTTTGACGGGTAGCTCTTTGTGACTGAAAGGGAATTCTTTGAGCTTAACAATCTTGTTATTGATAAAATGGACTTCTGCACCTGTAGGCAAGAACGGAGTACGTCTATGGTAAAACTTCCAAAGGACTGCTTCGTTTTGAAGTTCACGCTGCTTGCATTTCTCATAGTCCCAAAGGTCGTTTGTATTGCCGCCTCCCGTGATCTCTGAAGCTGAAGCAGGGTACATCTTTTTGAGTTCTGATACATGATGCACGGATTGATGGAACATGAAGTCGCAGTCTTCAAACTTCTCCTTTTTATCGAGGAGAACGTCGGTCGTCATCCAGACTTCATACTTCACATCGCCTTGATAAATCGGTCCACCGATCGTCACTTTTTCGCCGTCTGAATTCTCAACACGGACAGTCTTGCCTTCCATGAATTGAGATCTAAACTCTTTAGATTCAGGGTACTCATCTCCAAAGTCCTCATCCCAAAGGATAGCTAGGAAGACTTCTCCCATGATGCGTTTGAGCTTCACGCACTGGTTTTGGATATCCCCTTCAAACTTGTTTTTGTACCAGACATAGTCAGACAGGTACTTGCAGAAGCGTGAGCCTGTTTTGTCTCCAAACTCATCGTTGGCTGGCAGGATCTCAATAGCTGGACGATACTTGATCTCTCTGGCTGTGGATTTGATGACTAGATCATAGATGTCATTGACGACAAGCTTATCAGTCTGATCAGGGTTCCCAAAGAATGTGGCGTTATCATACGCTTGACGTGAACCCATTTGCTGGGACTGGTACTGAATGCCCTTATACATGGCCACGTTGCGATGAATCTTATTGATGCGGTCACGGTTTTGGTCCTGAAGATAGGACATCTCTCCTAAGAGCCAATTGATGACTTCCGACTTATTGGAAAGGTCAAGCTCAAAGAACCGCTTTTTTGGTCTAGAAGCGTTGCCGATGTTATCAGAACCCCAAAGATCGTAGCTCGGTGTCGGACTCATGCCTATTCTCCTATTCAGAGAGCAGGCACAGTGGCCGGATACTCGGGGTCTTTAAAACTCTTTAACTTAAGTTATCAAACTCTGGAGTGGATAGCTTCTTTTTTTGCTCATCAGTCATGGGAGCGAACTCCCCAGTATTCAGATTCTTGAAGTCACTGGATTCTGGATTGTAATACATCATGCGATGAGTACTCTTCTTGAATGACTCTACATCGATCATAGCTTTGATAGATAGAATGAATGAGAGAGCTGCAAAAAACAACGTGACATATTCAATGGGAATCATGCTTGAAGCCTTTCTACTTTGTAAACTAATTCATCGTCAATAGGCTTCTCGGCTTCTTTCTCAGGATTCAGCATATATCCAAGAGCTGCTAGGATGTATCTCAGACAGTCAATGAGATGATCATTCACTTTCGGGATCTTCCCCTTCTTGTCTTTGAAGTAGTTATCCATCTCCCAAAAGAGCTTCTCGCATCGGTCTGACATGATCAGCTTGCCCTCAAGCAGCATATCTTTGATGAGTGTGAGTCCCTGCTCCTTGTCGTTTGCGTACTTATGAGATGGCTCAAAGTGTTCTGAGTAGTCGTCTAGGACCTGAGACTGAAACCACTTCTCTGCTTCATCGTATCCCTGTCTCCACTGCTCCTCATCTTCGATCTCATCACGCTTCTCAAAGATACGAGGTGCGATGCGTTTGACAGTCATCTCGGCTTGAGATGTCTCATAGATCTCATCGACACAGTACAAGACCTTCTGGAACGGATGATAGGCACAGTGCAAGACGGCAAAGACGGATGCGGCGGCAGGATCAGCCCAAAGAACGAAGTCCATTTTCTTTCTGTATCGTCTAATCTCAGCTGTGACACGATCATGAGTCCAGACGCACTTCTCTCGATAGAGCATAGGGAAGAGCTTGCTTTGCCCACCCTTGACGAATAGCGCCTCATATTCACGCTCCCAGACATCTGACTCTCCACGTGCAATGAGTTCAGTCTTTTTGCTCTCAAGCCATGCGGGGTCAAGGTGGGGGTTCTCTGAGCTAGACATATGAAAGAATCGCTTGGCTGGGTTCTTCTCAAAGTCTGCTGCCATGCGTGTGAACTGACACTCACGGTCGGGGGGGGTTCCAATGATCAGAAGAGGCGAGTCATGTGCTGCACGGTTCGGGTCATATGCCTCATGAAACTCAGGCTTAAAATCCTTGAACTCATCATAGACCGACAGACCCTTGGGCTTCACACCTCGATACGCTTCCACGTTGTCAGAGCCGTCTAGTTTAATAAATGACCCATTCTTGAGAATGATCCGCATCTCAGTGGAGTTAGGAGTGCCCTTGATACATTCTTTGGGACCGAACCATTGAATGCGTCCAGACGCCCAGAGAATCTCTCTTGCTTGCTTCATGTAAGGAGCAAAGTAGTAATTCTCAGACCCTGGATGCTCAATCGCATAGCGCCACAGCAGATATGAAATGCTCTCAGTTTTGCCAAAGTTTCTGCCGCACTGCGCAAAAACATCTTTAGTCTCATTCAGAATCAAAGGGAGAATGATTTTAAGCTGCCCTGGATGCGGTTGCCATCGCTTGTGGATGTCATGCAACTGCATGAGAACTTCAATCTTGCGGTCGTTCTCATTCATTCTTTCGAGGGTTCTTCTTTCAAGTCCATCCTGAGTTTGGATCGTTCCACAGGATCAGAGAGCAGTGCTTGCCTTACATCTTCAATGGATACTTGGATGCGTGCAGCAGCATTTGCCTTCGCTTCATCTTCAATCTCTTCTTTTGGACGATCACGCCATTGGAAGCGGTTCTTCATGTTGAAGATCCAGACCGATGAGTTGAGAGAGCGGCTCGAACTCCCTACTCCTGGAGAAGATTCAGACTCATTCAATATATGTTTGACCCCTAAATTCTCCCAAAAAATCCTTGACTTATCGAAACCGATCTCTTTGGCATGTAAAAATTCAGGGAAGTCTCTTTCCCAATTATAAATGGTTTTTCGCGCTACATCGATCTTACCAGCAAAGCTCTCATAGCTGAATCCCTGTGCCATATGGTCCACAAGCAGCTGACAGTACTCGGGTTTATAGTCTGGGGGTCTTCCAGCTGGCATATTTATTAAACACTACATCCAGAATTAATTTTGTCTAGTATTCTTTCAAAAGCACGATCCATAGTCTCAGCCAAGGCGTCGCGTTCAATCTCAATCGTTTTGGCTTGTTGAGCGAGATCATCGTACATCTTACCCGATTGAGCTAAAGCATCTCTTGCCGCTGTCAATTCACGCTGAAGGTAATTGCACTTTTCCGTTAACAACGCGTGATCCTTTTTGGCGTCCAAAAGATCGTTTTGGAGTTGAACTAACTGGAGCTGCTTCTCCCTTTCGAGAGCTTGGTTGTATTGCTGTTGTATCAAGTCGAGTTCCATGAATGAATTCCTTCTCGTTTGGGAGTTCTGGTACTTTGATCGGTTGAATGGGTTTCGGATTCTTTAGATAGTGCTCAAAGATCTTGAAGAGCTGAGCTAGCTCTTGGTTGTTGAGCTTCTCAAAGCGGTTGCGAGCTTCTTGCATGGCTCTGGCTTCAATGAGTCCAGCAATGGACTTCTTTGCTGCTGCTATGGCTGTAGTATCTAGGTTTGGGTCGAGTTGAGTGGCGATGCGTATGAATTCAGTGGCAATGAACTCGAGTTCTTGAATCGATCTCATGAGCGAGAACTATTCCAGATGCCTAATCGAGATGCAAGACAAAATGGCTAGGAGAGTTGGAATCGAACCAACGCCAATCGGTTAACAGCCGATTGCACGACCTTCATGCTACCTCCCAATAGGTGACTCAATGGGACTCGAACCCATGACTAATCAAGGTACGCCTACCTGATTCACTCTACCCCTGAGTTATGAGTCATTTGAATGACACCATAAGCAAGGGTTGCTTGCAACGGCATGGGACCTTGAAACACATCAAACAAAAGCTTCGGGTTGAGTTAGACACGTGCTGTGAGTACCAGATAAATTGTCGTGATCCCTAAGAGCACACACAATGTGGCAGTCGTATACCTGTAGAACTTAAGATCATCCATCGAGCTTTCCCTCTTTTTTGTAGGAGATCTTGTAGCCTTCTTTTTTAAATATCTCAAGACATACTTCCCAGCGTTGCTCTGACTCATCATAGAGAAAGTTGAGCTGTTTAGTAATTCTAGATACTTCAGCATTCAGGTTGACGTTCTGTTCTCTGAGAAAGGTATTGGATTCGGTTAGGAGTGTAAGTAGTTTGTCAAGTTCTTTTTGCTTAGTCATGTCCATGTCTTCTCTCCCAAATGGCTTGGATCTCTCTGAGTCGTTTGATGCCGTGAATGCGTACTTGCATCTTGAATGCGTGGGTATTGGTTAGCTTATGCCTAAAGAGATAAGCAATCCATTCGTTCCAAGGTTGATCTTCTCTCCATTCGGACTCAATCGGGTCATCGTTCAGGATAGCTGCTCGTTGCTCGATTGTGGCAGTCCAGTCACGCTGCATAGACGCGTACCTCAATCTTGCCCTGATTCTTTGCACATTTGACCCAGGACACGTTCCATGGACCAGAGTTGGATAGTTTGTCGTCTGCTATAACATTCGCGTGCCTGAGGCCATCTACGACGAGCTTGAACGATCCTACAAGCCCATCGTAGTCAGGTTCTGATGCTGAATGCCGTGCTAGCTCCAGTTGATAGGTTGTGAGGGGCTTTGGGATTGAATCCGTGGCGACCAAAAGCTTTTGCTTATATCTGATCCTGCTGACTTGATACTGGACTAGACGATGCCAGTAATCAGTCTCTTTCTTTTTAGTAGACCAGTGCTTACGCATGAACACATTGTACAGGCTAGGGAGTTCATGCACTTCAAAGTCAATGACTGGGACCATGGGTCAAGTTTGAACAGGATTGAGTTTGAGTCAATAAAAAACCCTAGTTGCTTTTTAGGGCGACTAGGGTTATAAAGTTTGTGCAGCAAACATTTAATGTCTCGAATCTAGCACCCTCTGGGTAACTAAATCAAGTATTAAATCAAACTGCAAAAATAAATGAAGTGGGTTTTACGGTCATCGTTGGACATCTCAAACAACGGGCGATGATCGAGATTGTTTAGGGCTACGGTAGAGTTCTAGAGCCCTACGAACTGGGACTTGTGAGGAGCGATCCTTAGAGGGGACAGTGCGGTAACCGCAGACGTGTACAGCACGGATGAAATGAAACCCTCTATGGCGTGAGCTGTCACTTAACGCCTGTGTCGAAGCGACCTAAGGACTCAGGGAGCGAATGCAGACACACCACAAGGCAGGGAATAGATCTTAGGATCTTTTTCCGTTGGCCTTGTTGTGTCTTGCTCACACGGATCTAGGGAACGAAAGGGTACTATGAAGGAATTAAGTAAATCGATCTTAGAAAAAGCATTAGAGTTCAAAAAAAAAGGACTTGATTTAGAACAGATTAGTTCTGAGTTAAACAAGCTCGGACTAAAAACTGGATTAGGTAAAGAGATCAACCCACAGTATTTGTCTTCTCTCTTCTTTCGGTCAAAGAAGTTTGAACTCGCTATCACTCCAAAACAAGAAGAGGATTGCTTTAGTAAAATATCTGAATTGTTAAGAACATTAGAGTCTCAAGAGATTGATCAAAAGATTGAATTAATAAACAAGATCAAGCTAGAACTGAAGAAGTACAGTCCTTTCAAAACAGAGCCAGTTGATTGTGTTATTTGGGTTAAGTCTGACCGTGTACAAGCCAATGATTACAACCCAAACAATGTTGCCCCTGTTGAAATGAAGCTTCTAGAGACTTCAATTCTAGAGGACGGCTACACTCAGCCTATTGTCACATGGGATAAGCAAGAGTGCTTTGAAGTTGTGGATGGTTTCCATAGGAATAGAGTAGGCAAAGAGTCTGATTCGGTTAAGGACCGTATTTTAGGATATCTGCCTATTGTAGTGATTAATGATTCTAAAACTAACAAGGACGATCGTATCGCGTCCACTATTAGGCATAACCGTGCTCGTGGTAAACACCAAATTGGTGCCATGTCTGACATCGTTATTGAATTGAAGCGACGTAACTGGAGTGATCAGAAAATATCAAAGCATCTCGGTATGGACGCAGATGAGATATTGAGACTTGCTCAGATATCAGGTTTGACTGACATGTTCTCGGATAAAGAATTTAGTCAATCATGGGAAGTTGATTCATTGAATGAGGATGATAATCTTTTGGATTCTGATCAAAAGGAGGTTTCAGTTGAAACGCATCTTTCATAGATACGAGAAATGGGAAGATTACATACATAAAATGTATTGTGATGACCTTGATGACCCATCTGTAGATGCTGCCATAGCAGTGTTAAGTAACTCAATTGTTTTGAAGGAAGCTATGGAATATGTCGCTAACCAATGGACTCATGCTGCTGAAGTGAATCTATCTAATCCTCATAGGAATAGGCAGGCATGGTTAGGTCAAGCAGCTTGTGCTTGGTTAGTGCATTCAAGTGAAAGATCTACTAAAGAAGCCTGGAACCTTTTAGATGAAGAGGTACGCTCCGTTGCTAATGGAATAGCTGATCAAGTGATTGAAGTATGGGAATTAAATCATGGCAAAAAAAATACTCGACATTAATGTACTAGAGGCAGCTCAAAAAAGGATTGAATATACATTTGATCACTTTGAAAGGATCTATGTCAGCTTTAGTGCTGGTAAGGATTCAACTGTGATGCTCCATCTCGTGATGCAAGAAGCTATCAAGAGGAATAGAAAAGTTGGCATCATGCTAATTGATCTAGAGGGTCAATATAAAATCACTATCGATCACGCCAAAGAATGTTTTAGTATCTATAAAGATTATGCAGAAATATTTTGGATCTGCTTACCTATTCACTTAAGGAATGCTGTTTCGGTATATGAGCCACATTGGATTTGTTGGGAGCCTGGTAAAGAAGCATCCTATATACGTCCAATGCCAGAAGGTGTGATATCAGATC